AGGATTTAAGCAAGCAGAAACAGCAGTTAGTAAGTTAAATAAAACAATAAAAAGCGCTGCTGGCGCATTAGGACTAGCCTATGGAACTCGCGCAGTAACTCAGTTCGGCATTGCGGCAGTCAAAGCCTTTAGCGAGGACGAAGCAGCGGCAGTCAGACTTTCAACAGCAGTTGATAACTTAGGTATCTCTTTTGCCAATCCAGAAATTGCTGCCTTTATATCAAATCTTGAAAAAACTGCCATGGTTTCTGATGATGTTTTGCGTCCTGCGTATCAGGGTCTATTGACAACCACCGGCTCACTTATTCAGTCTCAAAAACTTCTTAATGACGCTATCACTATTAGTCGTGGAACTAATGTTGATCTAGCCACAGTCTCTCAAGACTTGGCTAATGGTTACATAGGTATCACGAAAGGACTAAAAAAGTACAACTCAGGTTTAACGACAGCAGAAATATCAAGCATGTCTTTTTCAGAAGTGCTTGGAGTGCTTCTTAAGCAATCATCTGGTGCGGCCAATGCGTATTTAGATACTACTTCTTTCAAGTTTGATACCTTAACTATTGCAACAGACAATGCCAGAGAGATGATTGGTGAGGGCTTAGTTGCTGCCCTTGCTCGCGCAAGCGGTGGTACTGAAGCCTCAGACACAATCAAGACAATGAACAACATCGCTAAGGCTATTAACGCGGTTACTTTTGCCGGCGGCGGAGCAATAGGCGTACTTCCTAATTTATTTACTAACCTGAAAAACTTACCTTCGGATATTGTTAAAGGTTTTGCTGGCGCTGCTGGCGCAAAAAGAGGCATAAGCACATCGCCTAAAGAAGTAAAACCTAAAACAGAAATTACTAAAACTGCACGCGAAAAGGCTTTAGAAAAATTAGAAAAAGATGCAGCAAAGCGAGCCAAAGAACTTGCGGCACTTGCGAAAAAACAAACAGATGATCTTAAGAAAAAATTAGCCTTAGAAAAGGCTGGCTCTATTTTTGATGTTGAACAGGCTGGAGTCCTTGCAGCCTTAAAAGGTAAAATTACAAACGAGGAAAGAACTCGCCTAGAATTACAATTAGCAATCCTTACTGGCAATTCAGCCGAGGCTTCAAAACTTGCGTATCAATTAGCCAAATCGCAAGGATTGACAGAGCAATTGGCTGCCCTTCTTGCAAGCCTTCCAAAGGCAAAAAATCCTTTTGAGTCATGGGCTTCCTATTTAGACATGATCGAGGCACAGGCTCGCCGCATTGCTGGCATGACTCCAGTTGCTCCAATGTCCATCGCTGGCAATAACACTTCAGGAACTTTTAGCCCAGCAGTTCAAGAAATGATTAGCGGTGGCAATGTCTCTGCTAGAGCAGGTGCTAACGGCAATGTTAATGTCTATGTCGCTGGCTCAGTAGTGTCAGAAGCCGATCTAGTTGAGGCGGTACGCACAGGATTGCTATCTAATTCTCTATCGGGTTCTCCATCGGCAATCGGCAGACTCAAAGGCTCGTTCGCAGGATGAGTTTACCTGCTCAGATCAGCGTATCTTTTGATTTTTCGTCCGGCGCGACTTTTGGTTATCCGTTCCTGTTAAACGATGACGAATTTGGACTATTAGACACAGGTGCTTTATCCGCTTCAGAAGTACCAGCGCCAATAGTTGACTTGACTCCAGATGTTCGTCAAATTTCAATTAAACGCGGCCGCAATATCATGCGCGACCAATACGAAGCCGGCACTTGCATAGTTCGCGTACTTGATCCTTTGTCATACTTTAATCCACAGTCGGTGACATCTCCGTACTTTGGATTTCTTACTCCTCTCCGTAAATTACGAGTTGCCGCTACTTATTCAGGAACTACATATTTTCTTTATTCGGGTTATACAACAGAATATCGCTATACTTATCCGCAAGGGCAAGAAACTGGATATGTGGATATTATATGCGCAGATGCTTTTAGACTCATGCAGCAAGCGACAGTTACAACAGTTGCAAGCGCAACGGCCGGTCAAGATACCGGCACAAGAATTGACAAAATACTTGATGAAGTGTCTTTCCCTACTTCAATGCGCACCTTAGATACTGGCGCAACGCTTTGTGTGGCTGATCCAGCAACCGCTAGAACTTCTCTTGATGCCTTGCTCAACGCCGCATTCTCAGAACAAGGCGCTTTTTTTATTAACTCATCTGGCACAGCAGTATTTAAGAATAGGTCAAACACAATAACCTCGGCAAGTGGAACTCCTATTGATTTTAACCAGACTGGCGATATTCCCTATTCCAATCTTGTTTTTGCTTTTGACGATAAGTTAATTATTAACTCTGCTGGCATGACTCGCGTAGGCGGAACGCAACAAGTTGCGGAAAGTGCAGACTCTATCGCTAAATACTTTCCTCACCAGTTAAACGAGTCAAACTTAATAGCCCAGACAGATACAGACACTTTGAATATCGCTCAAATTTTTGTCGCAACACGACAAGAAACAACTATCCGCATCGATGCCATGACGGTCGATCTATTAGATACGGCAGTTCCGACAGGGATAATGCTTGGCTTAGATTATTTTCAACCATTGAAAATAACTAACACACAACCTGACGGTTCAACAATCGTCAAAACTTTACAATGTCAAGGACTTGACTGGTCAATCACGCCAAACCAGATGCAGGTTACTGTTACTACCCTTGAACCAATTACTGACGGCTTCACGCTCAACAGCAATGTTCAGGGTATAATAGACACATCCGTATTGGCGTACTAGGAGATAAACAATGGCTAAACAAACCTTTACCGTAGGGCAAGTCTTAACGGCTGCTCAAATGACAAGTCTGCAACAGACTGCAATGGGCGGCGGTTCTGCTACGGCTAAGACTGCCAGTTACACGCTAGTAGCGGCCGATGCAGGTACGACTGTAATCATGAACTCTGCTTCAGCCACAACAATTACCGTTAATACATCGCTTTTCGCGGCAGGTGATACGGTATTTATAGTCAACCAAGGGGCTGGCGTTTGCACGATAACTGCCGGTACTGCAACAGTCAGCACTGCATCATCACTAGCGCTGAGTCAATATGAGACAGGGCAATTGTACTTTTTAAGCACTAACGCGGCTGTCTTTACCGAATATACACAGGCGGCTGCTGCAAGCGGCTCAATGACTTCTATTGCCACAGGTTCATTTTCTAATAACGCTTTATCTATAACTTCTATCGTCGGCACTTATAAAAGCCTAGTTTTGCGTTTAAATAACATTTATGTAAACAATCAAGATTTCGACTTTAGATTTAATGCCGATACTGGAAACAATTACGGCTGGGCGCAAATGTCTATGAATACCACCTCAATTGGTAGAACAAACACAACCACTTCTTTTCAAGTAACTCAACCTTACATCCAAAACACTTATGGCCCAAACTTTGCTGAATTGACAATTCCAGATTATGCAAACACTGACTCATGGAAAGTTGCAAGGTGTCAATTGGGCGGCAACGCTGCTAATACTCGCGATGGTGCATGGAGTATCTGTACCTACTCTAGTACTTCTGCAATTACAGGCATATCAACTCGAACCGCTATTGTTAGCGGAACTTATGTACTTTATGGAGTAAACTAATGAAAATCTTAGAACATAACGCAACAACAGGCCAAGTCATCGAACGCGACGCAACTAAAGAGGAACTTGCGCAAACTAAAATTGATGAATTAGAACGCGCTGAACAAAGAGAAAAGATTGCAGCCGATGCCTTAGCAAAAGCCGCAGTCCTTGCTCGCCTAGGTATCACCGAGGCAGAAGCCGCTCTATTACTTGCATGAAGCCAACACTATGCGCTGCCGGTAAACAACTGAGAGAGCAGTTTGATGACACATACCCAGATCGCGATCGTACTTCCGATGGCTGGATTGCGGATGCAAGGCATATGTCAGCAGGTACTAGCGACCACATACCTGCTCCAGAGTCAGGGATTGTTCATGCAATCGATGTCGATCGAGATGTCTCTGGTACAGCGAAGCCCGACCTCATGCCCAACATTGCTGATCAACTTCGAGTCCTTGCCAAAACGGACAAGCGCATCAAGTACATTATCTTTGAAGGCAGGATTGCAAGCGCCAAAAGCGTATGGCGTTGGAGAACTTATACAGGGGCTAACAAGCACAATCATCATTGCCACATATCTTTCACTAGCAAAGGTGATCAAGATGGCTCGTTCTTTAATATCCCACTACTAGGAGCAACTAAATGAATATGAAGCACCCAGCAATAATCTCACTAGGCGCGTTCTTGGCTGTGTGGGGAACAACCTCTAATTTCTCTTTGGACTATCGCGCCATCCTTGGCTCAATTGTTGCCGGTATCTTTGGGTATGCCACGCCTAGAAAATGAGTCCACAAGATTATGCTGCTCTTGTAGTAGCGATCGTAACGGTTCTGGGTGGCATTACTGCGATGCTTCAGTTCATGATCAAACACTATTTAGCGGAGTTGAAG